CAAGAACCCGCTCTTCACTGGCGCGGTTGGTATGTACTCGGGTGTTATCATTCACGAAGACGCTCGCGTACCTTACGGTGACAGCAGCGACATCAACGCTGCCCACAACACGAACCTTGGAGCAGCGGGTGTTGCTCGTGCGATCTTTGTCGGAGCGCAGGCAGGTTGCATCGCTTTCGGTCGAGCCTACGGTTACAGTGGCTCGAACATCAAGTTCAAGTGGACTGAAGTTCTCAACGATTACGAGAATCAGCTTGGCGTTTCCTCGGCTCTTGTTTACGGGATGAAAAAGACCCGGTTCAACAACAAGGACTTTGGAACCATCGTCATGTCCTCTTACTCGCCGGGTACTGGCGGGACCATTATCTAAGGAGATATGAAAAATGGCTACGTATCAAACTATTTTTACGGAAACCGGCGCACAGCCGGTTATCCACCCCACTGGGTCTACTACGGTATCGGTAGTTGTGGACCTGTTTAAGCTCGGCCCAAATGACACGCCCGGAGTGGCGAACGATGTCATTGAGTTGTTCCAGATTCCGCAGAACGCCACCATTACCAACTGGGCAGTTAGCGTTGGCGCAACTCTCGGCGGATCGTCTACCTGTGACATCGGCACCACCGCCACTCCCCAAAAGATGGTCGCCACTGGTTTGCCCCGTGCTACCGACGCCGGTTTTAATCCGGGTGGTCATACCAATGTCCTTGGCAAGGCCGGTTCGGTTCCCTATAAAGAAACGGCGGCAGGCCAGAAGTTTCAGTTTAAGTTGACAGGAACTATTGTTACTATTGCTGCCACCAATAACGTCACGGCATCCATCACCTATGTGACGGAATACGCCATTCCGGGGTCTACCGCTCAGACCTTCATGGCATAAGGAGATAGAAAATGGCTGATAACGAAAGCAAGAAGGACGCTGGAGATAAAGGGATCGACACCTCGGGTGCAAATTCCACGGCAAAGTATATGGACGGTGGATCTGGCGCGGATCGCGTTGGACCTCTATCGGACGATACGAATCCGTACGGCGTCAAAAAGTAAACAAAGTCTAACACAGGCTTAGAAAAGGCCGGGGGCTGGTGTATCCGGTCCCCGGCCTTTTTGGTTTTAAACTATGGGAACTTACGGAGAAATGCGTGACCGCATCAAGCGCGATATTCAGCGCAGCGATGTGGACGTTGACATTAAAGAGTCCATCAGAGACGCCATTTCTCATTTTCAAGATGAGCCTCTGTGGGTCAATGGCGTAACTACTACTATTGCAACTACGGCTACGGCAGAAGATAGCACCGGTAAAGGGTCAGCTTACTACGACCTACCAACCGAGTATTCTTCTGACCTTTACGTGTCGTTAGACGACAACACTGTAATCACCCAACTTACAAAACTCACGTATCAAGAACTAGATGCCATGGACACCGTGTCAGAGAGTTCTACGTCCGGACCTTTTGAAGGAGTGCCGTCGTACTGGTGCTTTGATGGACCGGCTGTTTCTTCGCTGTCCGCAGAAAAATATGAAACTAGCCGTATTCGGTTGTACCCTCGACCGCAAGCTCCCAAGTATTCCAATGCGGCGGGTGCGGCTATAGTGAAATCTGTAGCGCCTTATACAATTCGACTGCGGTACACTGCTCGTATTCCAAACCCCGACGCCACAGACCCCGACACGTTTACAAACTTTTGGTTTAGTGAAGCCGAACGCATGATTCGTTGCTACGCCAAAGGTTTGCTGTACGCCGATGTCTTGCAACAGTTTGATTTGGCGCAAGCCCAAGAAAAAATGGCTGAACTAGAATACAATCGCCTTGTTACGAAAACGGAGGCGCGAGCGTTCTTCGACGCAGTACGCCCCGCAGGAGTGTAGTATGCCTATTGAGAGGGTGGAGCTTGCTACATACGCCCCGGATGCTTTGTCCAACAATCCGGCGTCATTGACAGATGGCGCGGACATGGAAGTCGATACGCCCGACTACAACAAAGTTACTCGCAACTTGGGCACAGTAAACGTCATTCCAACTATTACGGGCTATCGCAACTTAGTTACGCCCACGGTGATGTTTGGGCCACCCGACGCAGCCAAACCAATTCTTGGCGCGTACGTTGCCACAAAACTTGACGGGTCTACTCTGTTTTTTGCAGGCACTTCTGACAAGCTCTGGCAGGGCGATATGATTGCAGGGTCGGACACCACTGGAACGTGGACAGAGCGCACACGAGCGGCGGGTGGCGATTATTCCAATCCCGGTGGCAATCGGCGCTGGCATTTTGCGCAATTAGGGGACACGACAATCGCTACGTCCTACGGCAACAAGCCTCAGTTTTCTACGGGAGGCGTGTTTGACGATATAGCAGATTCGCTTGCTGCGGCTGGCGCTCCACCCGAAGCTCAATATGTTGCAGTAGCCAACAACTTTGTAATTCTGGCCCACGATGACCTTACTAATGGGCAGGTTAAAGTTTCCGTAAGTGGCTTTGGAAAGTTTGATTACTGGACAACTGGCGACGAGAACTTGGCAGAAAACTTTTTCCTGTTTGATAGCCCCGGCGACATCGTAGGCATGAAAGCCCTTGGTCGGGATGTCTACGTTTACAAGGAACGTGCTACTCATTTTCTGACGTTTTCGTCCAGTTGGCAAAACAACCTTGTGTCTATGCAAGCCGGTGCAGTGTCCCAAGACGCAGTAGTGGATCTTGGTGAACGGCACGTGACCATGGGTTACGACAACTTTTACGAGTTTCAAAGCGGCGGCGGCGCAGCAACTTTGAAAAATCCGCTGTACGAAAAAATCTTTGGTCCAAACGGGGACCTTGACCGGGAAAGTTTGGATCTGGTGCAGGGCCGATACGACATGGTGCGCGATGTTGTGTTTTGGCATTACCCTTCAGTAAACCGCATCAAGTCTACTACCACTGGTTACTGTGACCGCTGGGTTGCGTGGGGAGTAAACACTGACCGCTGGGCTATTGGCGAAGCTAACGTAGCGTCAGTAGTTTATCCCAACTTTGACACCAACACCGGATCAACTTATGCAAACTTCGGGGACACGACAGCTTTTCAAGGCTTGACTTCTGCCGGTACGCTTACGTGGGGTTCTCCCTTGAAACTCCCGACCGACGCCAAAGCTTCCAGCCCCGGAACAAAGACGCTCAAATACACATCAGGCGACATTGTTGGAACTTCGGGCGCAGTGTCTGGTTATGTGCGGGCGCTTGTCTCAAACTCCGGTGCGCTTTCTCCGAGCGATGTGGTCGCCTTTACACCCCTGTTGCCGGGAGACGGTTCTTACAAAAGAGGTGTTGTTCAAACTGGTGATTTTGGCGACGGTGTTACTTACAAGTTTCTCCGCAAAATTAGACCACGTTTTGTTCCAGCTTCTCAGAACGCTGATTATTTAGGAGGCCCGTCAATTCGGACATGGGTGAGCGGCACAGGAGATGTGGGCACAACTTTAACCGTTTTTAGTAGGAATGATTTAGACGAAGCGTGGACTAATGTTGGGCAAAATACTATTGGTACTACTGACTCTCACCGCTGGTTTACTCTCCGGGGTAATGCCCGCTACTTTAAATTTGTTTTTGAGTACGCAGGAGGACAGGAGCTTTCGGGCTTCGACGTAGACTATGAAGAAGCAGGCCCTAGATGAACAGAAGGCTGTCACCCCCGAGCCTACCAATTCCCCAGACCAAGGAGACTTGGGTGCAGTCGCTGTTTCAGAATCTGAACAGCGCCCTACAGATCCTGACGGACCAGATAAACTTTCTGACACTGGACCCACAGGCGAAAGTAAGCGGGACAAGCAGCCTCGGGACTCTCGCCGCAGCGACGACCCTGACCTTAAACTCGTCAGTTCAAGTGATTCGGTCAGCATCGTCGGGAACCCCAGCGATAACGTCGATCTTTCCTCCGCCGGGGGCACCGAGCTTGAGGGGGGTGGTGTATCTGATTCTGACGCATCAGACGAACAACTACACCTTGATCCCCGAGAACAGCGGGACGGGGAACTTGAAGATTCCGGCGACGATAACCGTGGACAGCAGCAAGAAGGACAAAGCGATAGTGCTGATTTACGACGGGGAATACTGGTATCCAACTCCGAGCCAAACAGCCCTGTCGAATTAATTGATATTTTGAAAGTTTCGGCCAAGAATGTTGTCCGATACTACCCGTTGTTTTTGAAAGATTTGCAGGAAGTAATCAGAAAAGCCGAAACAGGCATTTCGCCCTCTCAGGTATTCGACGTACTGGAGCAGGACCGAGGGTGGTTAATACTTGTGTTTAACAAACTTACGAAAAAGTACCGTGGTTTTGTTATTGTTTCACAAGAAGACCCCGATCAGTTTACCGACTCAAAGCCGTTTCTGGTGTGGTTTGCCTACTGCAAAACCCCCGGAATTGCTAAGAAAGTGTTCTTGGAATTAGAGGACATGGCTCGCAATTTGGGGTACACTGACATTATCATGCGCAGCAAAAGAAAGGGCTGGGAACGATTATCCGAGATGTACGGGTTTACCCTTAGAGAGCGGGTTTTTTCCAAGCAACTTTAAGTTTTATGTCAACGTCTAATCAAACTATGAGTCTTGCGTGGGTGCTAGGAGTAGCCGCCACGTTTTCTATTTTTGTAGTGTCCACTATCCTTGGTTTTCAAAGCGGAGTAGATTCCCGGCAAGATCAACAGCTTGCCAGACTTTCGGAAAATGATCGAGACACCGCAGAAGCTTTAAGAGATGTAGCGGCAACTCTTCGAGAAATTGACCAAAGAGGTACACTGGTTTTTCGGGCGCATGAAAGACTAGACGCAGAGGAAGGACATTAAAATGGGCGGTGGCGCACCAAGTAAAATGACCACAAAGCAAGATCGAGCCCCTTGGGCCAAACCTGACGCTCAAGCGCGGTTGCCTCTGGCACGTAATTTCTATATGCCGGGTTCCCGTGCAGTTCCGACCGGGTATGACAAAAAAGGCCGACCGACCGGGTACGAGTATGTTGGCGGGGATTTCCGTACGTATGACGAAGCTGGCGGACCCCAGATGCAGGGCACCGAGTTTGACCAGCAGGAATTGGCGGGCATGGGTGAGGCGTATGGCTTGCTTGACCAAGGCGACCCCTACTTCAACTCGCGCCGAAGTGGCATCAACTCGATGCTTGGCAACGCAGGGCTAGCCGCGAATGAGCAAGGCCGATTTGCCAGTGGCCAAGCAATGTCCGACAACCCCTTCGCCACTGGTGCAATGATGAACAACCCCTATCTTGATTCAGCATATGACCGCGCCGCTGGAAAAATGACTCAGAATTTTCAGCAAAGCGTCATGCCCGGACTGCAAGGCAGCATGATTGGCCAAGGCAAGGGCATGGGCAGTCAGCGCAACCAAGGGGCTGGACAGATGCAGCAAAACTTGTTGGGGGAACTGAGCGGCCTTGGTACTGACATTTACGGTGGCGCATACGAGCAAGACATGGGCCGTCGCGCTCAAGCCTTTGAGGCAGAACGTGGCCGACGATACGACGCCAGTGGAAATCAGATGGGGTACACTCAGAATATGTTGCCGCAGCTTGGGGACATCCGTGGCCAAGAGTTTGGTGATGCCGACCGTCGTATGATGTTGGGTGAAGGTCAACGGAATCTTGCTGATGAAAACAGCAGGCGAGATTTCGTAAACA